GGCAGGGTACGAGCAGAACGTACCTTATATGCATAAAGCTCTTGGGTTTCTAGGATCACGTGCAGCCCCATACCATCGCTAGTACGACACCATCCTTCCTCCATCTCAGTGGAGCCCGGAGACATTGCCTTCTCCGTTACCGCTCGCGCTTTCGCGCACACAACACAATAATGTTTATTTTCTTTAAATGAACCTCAGATATAAATTCTGTCTATCACAGCGGTCAACACACATGTTACCAGCACGTGCTCTGCTTCTCACACTTCAACATCCTTTAATCTTCGTAGATTCTTAATACAAATATCCAACGCGGGTACGTTGGCTCACTCTAAGTTATGGCAAACACAGGCGTGATACCTGAATCAATTAGAAACGTGCCAAAGTAAAACTTCGTTACTGTCGTGCCGGTAAAATTTAGCGACATTTCAGTATACCCTTTCGTATTGTCAACCACTATGTCATAACAAGAGATTGCAAGACTAAACGTAGCAGCCCCACCACTCACCGGTGCTAAAACTGCGGTAATAGTCCCCAAATCCAATGAAGTGACTGTGGCTAACACTGGTGTGCCAGTACCAACCATGCTCCACACAACAACATACCGACCAGTGGCATTGAATCGCACCACATTGGACACCGAAGTGTCTCCGATGCGATCAGCGCCCAACTTTGTCGTTGCCGTTGGTAGTGCATTGGAGATTGAACTGGCTGTACTATACAATTCCGTAAATGGCGGAATATTTGCATGGGGGTTCATGAACTCCACAGAATATTCAATGTACAATTCACCAACTGTAGCTGTACTTGGTCCCAGATCAGTTACAATATACAAGGCTCCCATATCAGTTGTTTTAACATCAATCGAGTTGGGCAGACCATCTCTAGTATAGAGAACTTGCCCCGTGCACCGCACGTTTAGCTCGGATGAAGCCCAAGTATTGGATTCAACTGCTGGAGCGATGGCCAGAGCCCCTGCCTTGGTAGTGGGCGGAGGATCAGCAGCGTTGTAATTCCAGACCATCGCCAACCGGCCGGTAGTGGTGGTTGAGGTTGACGATATGAATAGAAATCGTAGCTGCTTGAATTTATAGCGATCGTAACTGTTGGCTATATTTGATAGCCAAGGAAAGAGGTTTGTTAAACCAGGATTGCACGCATATGGCACTAATGCGAATGAGGTTGAGTTACTAATGTAACCTACATACTCTCGATTCGTCACCACTACGTTCCCGTTTGACGCCGATATTCTTGGTGCTATTTTGGGCACCCGAGTAGCTACGTTAATTGGAGCTGCTAAAGCCGTCGGACGCGGCATGTTCACTTTGGTCGCCATGACCTGTTGTTTGGGAGTTCCCCTTAACCCGGGGGTCTTTAACTTCTTCGACATTTCTACTGGTATAGATTTATCGTGGAACCCTCGCTGGGTGTTATTACCAAGGATACCGTATCGACGCAACACTCCCTGCGCCCCAACGGCAAGTCCCATTGATGTTCCGGCAATTCCTCTGCCAATCTGATATCTTGCAAATTCGAAGTCTGCCTTCTCCAGGTCACCACGATTAGCATAAGCTGCATCATGAACTTTACAACCAAGATCGACACTATCAACTGCAGGTACATCAGAGTCGACAGACTCTTGGAATCGCCCGGCACTCCAGTAAGGTCCGCAATAGTTTCCATACATTGACAACTGGTAATTATCATGGCCCTATAGATCGGCCATATGGCAGTCTTCCAGATCTTCAATAGGGCGAATCTCATAAGTGAAAACAAGTTCACGTATATGCTCTTCTATTGCTGTCTGTTCGTCGGGGGTAATGCCCCATGCAACGAACACATCATATCGAGCCTCATCGGTTATTGGTCTTCCAGTGTACTTAAGCCCCTCTGAGAGGCGCATCATACCTGACTGCATTGCAACACTTTCTTTCATGTTGCTCGCTATACCATTACGCACGTAATACTGGTAAAACTCGGTCATTATGGGCATGCCGTCACACAGGGCCAATCCACAAGTGCCAACAGCGTGCATCCACTTTCTACAAGCTTTCTCAGTATCCAATGGGATGATGGATATGGTATCTTTCTCCCTCGCCGTATCTATGTTTCGCACCATTGTCCAAATCCCACCAAGGCGGATTGGCCGCATTTGGCAGAATTCCACGGATTGCAGGTCAAACACCGGCTCCTCAACACACATTCGCATACCGAACTCCAAGAACCATTTGTCTAGGTTATCGACGAATCTGTGGAGATCACGACGCTCCATAAACACCATACAGTCATCCCCATTGTTCATTAATCTTATTGTTATATTGCGTTCTTTAGCATATGCATAGACTAAAGCCGTCATGATTATTTTATTACCCATTGCAGTATTCATGTCCCCAGAGAAGCGACGGCCTTCGACTTTATATGTCAGCCAGCC